ATGCAATGACATTATGAAATACTGCCTAGATATATAACTTGTCTATTGCCTAAAATTTAACCAGTTTAACGGTTCTTCCTATATCAAAGGAAAGATGTTGGCTTCATCTCCAAGTGTGTAATCCCGGTCAATAAACCGATCAACACATTGAGTAAAGGTTAATAATGGGCTGGTTATCCCAACTTCTCTCAACCAGGAACCTAGATTCCCTCGTGAAATATCGTATGCTTCCCTTCCTCGCGTAAAGGTTAGCTCTAACATTGTGTTGGCGTTTTGTACCAACGCTGCAGCAGGACAGGAGTGTTCTGACACTCTCACCCAGTTCAAACATTTATATGTCCTGCTGGTTTCCAAAACAGCAAATTTGTGCACTTGTGGGCCACCTTTTGAAACAATCTCTTCTGTTAGTTCAGGATTAACTTGGGTTAGATTACCAAGAAAAGGAGCTTGATCTTCTGTAACTAATTGGGGTACTCCTCCCGTATCTGGGTCGACCATCTCTATTCCTGCATAGAATAGAGTGATAGCACGTATAAACGAACCAACATGAAGTGATTCATCGAGATCATCACCTATGACAATCGGTACTGGATAAGCTCTTCTTTCTAGAAGAGGTATCTCGGCAAGGAGTTTGTTACCCAAAGTTAACATAGTCTTCATCCGCTTTGAATAACAGATAATTTGGTCATCACCTGAAAATAATCCAAACCTATCACTCATGGTAGCAGGAGACTCTAATGTGGCCCGGCCCAACTTTCGCTGAAGATGATTTATGAGCTTGAGTCCTTTATCCAAGCAATAATATTCAGAAGCTGCGGAAGAATAATAGGAAAGCATTGATGTGAGGTATGAACCAGACTGATTTCTCGCACTTGCGAAGTAAACAGATGATCCAATGGTGTTTAAAGAAGGGCACACACTATTAACTATTGCGTCCCTTGCTGCTCTGAGAAGTGCAGGGGTCTCCTTGTCGTTTTTGATGGTGTTAATGTAAGTGTTCCATGTGGCATTTCTAGGGCATGTTTTAACCCAAATGGTGTCTTGAACATCATACACAATCGACATCAACCGACACAACCCACCAACAGTGGCAGAATCAATAAAAGATTCTTGATCGCTGACATCAGCTGCTAAGAAGGATACCTCACTATCATTGACAGAGTCAAAGTGAGAAAAGATTTTCTCCCATTCAGGAGAGTAGCAATTAAAGCCTGAAGCAAAATTAATCAATCCTTTAAGAGACTTGATATAGGTTAATGCTGGTGCAGTATACATTTTCAATAGCAGGTTATACACCCAATATACTACTGTAAATATACGAGTTTTCCCCCCTTTTGGTAACTCACGAACTTCGGGGAAAATATCGATCAACCATTCCTTTAGTTTCTTAATCAGGAGTGCTTCATCTTTTAAACAGACATCAAAAGCTATCCAAACTGACTTCCCTTCCAACAGTTCAACCTCTGTTCGTTTGAGGAGAGCTAAAGCCTGAGACCCATGAACTGTGGAGGTATCTATATCATACAGTAATATAGTCTCACCTCGCCTATTCTGGAATTCCACCTGCTTTAAGAAGTCCCGTTGTTTGAGCCCGTTCATCCCAGCGGCTGAGGAACGATCTATTGGCTTTATTTCAAGCTTCCCTGAACTAAAATCTGCTCCTTCACAGTCCATTTCTGTGTTACTAAAACACGATCCAGCCCAATCATAGGTGTTTACAAATGAGCAATCTGCATACCCTCCATTAATGGCCTCTATTCTTGACAAACGTGTTTTAATAGGATTGTCGGGTGGATTGACAACAAATATGTTACGAGCATGCTCATTGAATTTGTTATATCCAGGCGCAGGCATCTTATTCCGATAGGTAACAGATCTGGCCAACCCTAACTCAGCTACATCTTGGGCCGTGACGTTCTCATCACCCTGAAATGCTGGAGCATGCAAATGTCCTTTCCCTGTCAGACCATTGATCAAACTAGGTATAAGGGCTGTTTTCCCTCTTGGGAATGCTTTTGCCTTGGTCTCTCCAACATACTGAGCTGACGGGGTTTTCCCATCATAGTAGTCCTGGAATGACTTTGCGACTGATAACCGGGTTATTGATTCAAACCCTGGGTCACATGCTTTAATGTCTTCCATTTCCGGAGGCAGTGTATAGTTTGGAAGAGGTTTTGCAATACTTAAACCAGACTGTTCTTTTGGTAATGCCGCATTCACAACCTCTTTGCTCAGTAACACACCCACGCTCTTAGGTCCAGGTTCAATCATCTGCACTTCCTTTTCAAACTTAGCTGATGCTACGTGTATACCTATTATTGAATAATTCCCTTCGAAGAATGCAACATAGGGTGAACCACAGTAACCATCTAAATTACTAAGTTCGTTGTACAGTATTATACCATCGTGAACATATCTATGGGACTGGGACTTCAGCTCTGACGCCAGGTCTGGTCTTATCTGAACGGTGCCAACATTTATGTTCCCAAGAATAGGGTTAACTAGTGTTACATCTTGGAATGTTAGTCTCCCGAGAAATTTCTCTCTCTTCAGGAACAAATTTGCTTTCGACACAGTTTTCCCACTGCCAAGGTTCACAATGAGTGCATCTTGAGAATGATGCCCGTTTATGGACTTTATACGAGTGAGTTGTTCGTCAACCACCGTTAGACTGACTGTAAGATTGTCAGGATCAGTGAGATCAATATCAGCTCTCTTCACCAAAGGATTAACTCCATTCTCAACGGTTGAATAATTTCTGTAGGTAGTTGGGGGTCCAAAGGCGTGGCCTACCGTTAGAAAACAATTTAGGCCAAGAGCTAAGGCTGATACCCTTGAGGTCCGTTGTGTATTCTCTGGAGTCACTCGCAAGTCATACACTCTACTCATGATGTCCTTGAATCTCTTGTCATGTACTGGATTTGAATTAGTTGCCTGCAAACGTCCTTTGACTTTCACTGGCTCATCAGGTTTTGGTCTGATATTCCGTCTTCTATCAACTGTCCTTCTAACACGGTTAGAACCCGTGTTATACTGGAGTCGGCCGGATTCAACTTCAACCAAGTCAATAATATCATCTATCTTTTCAGTAGACAGAACCATTAACCTTTCAATATAGTGCTCAAAGAAATTAGTAACACAAGGCTTCCCATAGATCATAAGTGGGGAGTTGAGTTTCTCCATAAATGTTCGTGGACAACAAGAACAATGGAGATTTAGTGTACGAAGATCTACAACGGCAAACCCTTCTACTAGGTCGCTAGGATTCAACCCTAAAGTTTTAGACCAATCATATATGAAACTTTTGGCTAAGGATTCATAGGGCCCTGCTAAGGTCTTGTCCCTTGACCATTCTAAGATTGCATCCAACACATCGGCAGGTGACAGCACAGTTTCTTCATTCGGCCGTAAAATAAACACGTAATCAATTGGAGCATTCTTAAAACTAACAGTTTTACTACTACTCCCAAAAGGGTCGATTTTACCGCCTATGAATTCTGAATTTTCCGGAACATCCGTCAACAAGATTCCTGAAAAGATATCACTCATTGTCTTTGTGATATCAACAACATTCATGAATATCTTGAAGCAGGCTGCACCAATTGCTAGGGTTTTCAAGGGGTTTCTGGCTGCAAGTTCCATTATATTTGAAACAGGAGCTACTCTACAATCGGAGTTACAGTTGACCCCAGAAACACACCAGAATTTGTGTGTAAATGGACTACAAATCCCAAATGATCGTGTCGTTTTCATGGGCTCATACTTCTCGTCTGTAAGTTCACACTCTTGAAGTTCGCCATTTGAAGCAAGAGCTGCTAATCTAAATAGTCTACTTCTGATTTTGTCCACAACATCTGCTCGAAATTTCAAGTTCTTCGGAGTACCATCATCTCGCTTAATTGAAAACTTCAAATACATTCCTTTCCCGAGAGTGATGTCAACCTCTTGACAACGCATTCCATGCAGTATGTATGCATCCCTAAAGGATCTATCCTCGAGTATTGCGGTTATGATTTGTCTAAACTCTTCGTCTTCTCGTTTAGTCTCTTCATAATCATCCATTTCGAGAAAGGTTTGTCGAATGTTCATCATCAGATATGCCAAGTGTTTATCCTCTAACCTCAACTTAAAACTTGCTAGATCGTTTTCTGTACTCGCTATGCAAACTATCTCAGAATATGTTGCCATGAAATTGAGCTCGCCTTGTTCCCTGTCAAGAGTGAACTTATGTTCAATTTGATGATTTATGAACAATTTATGTGCGTGCTCAGGATCCATGCCATGAATAGCAGCTTCTTGCTGGATAGCCCTTATAACAACATCTTTAACCATCGATCTACCACACGATTTGGTTGAGCTTAGCAACTTGCCAAAATCATCCTTGAATGATCTACCCAATGTTGACCCGAGTTTCATGTTCTTCAAAGTAAGGTTATAGTCGTTCACGTTTACTTGGCGACACGCCATTATATACTCAATAACTTCTCGCAAATTCATTTCTGGTTTACACATGACACCATTATGACCCTTAACAGAAGTATTATCAATCTCTCTGCCTGTGAGGACGAGAGGATTGACAGTTGCACTCTTTGCATGTTCTGACTCTGGTAAACCATTAGCACGGGGTTTTCGACCTCTAGCGGCGACCTGGGGATAAAACCTCAAATGTGCGCCGTCTGATAGGCCATCCCGTTTGACCTTTTGCCAGTCCACAGAGCCATCATTCAATTGATACTCAGGATCGACCATGACCTTTAAGATCAGCAATCTCCTTAAGGTAGAATTGATATCCACAGCACCTTTAAGTGCTTGATCAAAACTCGTGTTGGTTGTGGTAAGCAAGTAATGGGGAATAAAATTAACATTCCCCTTATCATTTGCGGTTGCTGAAAAGGCAATGTTAGGAGCATTATCCACCAATGTGTTAACAAAAGTTATAAAAGATGAATGTGCTTCAGGGGTGTCCACTGTCAGAATTTCACTAGACACTACTAAACTTTGACCACTATACATAGTCGACTCAATACGGAAATCAACTCCTGATAGGTTCATGTAAGCAATGTCATCTGGGTCTGCTAAAAACCCAGCAAGAGTATTGAGCATGTATCCTTTCCCAATACCAGGAGCGCCTTTGAGTACAACACACAGCGTTTTAACTCGGTAACCACTCTTCTTGGAACCGGTTGGTAAACTACCTAATACAGACTTTATCTCATTCAGTAGAGCCTTGATATACTGACTAGTTGTAGGATTTAGTTTCATGTATCGCATATCCCAGAAATGTTTGATAGCTCTGTAATCCTGCCGGAACTTATCACTTCTCTCTTTTGCTTCATTACCGCTTTTATCCAAATTAAGGAAGTAAGTGCAGAAAGTGATCTGTGGCTTAATAGGGTCTAAAGCTGGATCCACATTCCTAGCACACAATCCAGAGACATACTCGTAGTAAGTGGGAGCTAATCTTGAAAAGATTCCCACAAGCCTCTGTCCTGCTGTCAAGCGCTTTTCAATCCACATTATCAACGCAACAGCTGAAGCAGCAACGGCAACACCTTTGCCCAACGCATCTTGCATGGCGGAAAAGGTAACATTCCTAGTGAAGTAATGCACTAAAACTGAAAACCAATGACTGATCTTTGATCCAAAGGAATCGGGAATGACCACAGGGTCAGAACCTTTCTCATCATTCTCAACTGCTTTCATGAAATCTCCCAAATCCTTAGATACATTTGTGGAAATATTTGCACTCTTACCCATATAGGCTCGTTTTACTACATCCACACTATCACTAAACCACTTGTTCATCATTCCAGTGCAAGTAGCAACTGTGGAGCCTACTGTCTGGCACAACTTGACAAGAGGTTGAATTATGAATGCTAACATTGATGTAACCCATTCTGATTTAACCACTTCAGTTATAAGGAACAAAGCAACTATATAGATAATGAATACTGGAACTTCTTTGATAGCGTTACAGAGGTAATCATAGTATGAAGAAGCCATGTTCTTAATCGAGAATGAAACAACTTTGCCCCTGAGTGTAGCAATTTGTTCTTTTACAAACGTGCAAATCTTTGTTATAACGGAAGAAATAGTACCTAGAGGGTTACTAAAGAACTCCTTGAATTGCTTCTTGATTTTTTTTATTGCCTCTGCAGGGCAATTCTTTTCCATGAACTTGCTAAACATCCTATAAGCTGAAGTTGCAATAGCTTCACGCTTCTTGGGTTTATCAGATTCATCTTCAGGTTCAAGATAATCATCAAGTTCTTTGAGTTCTTCTCCGGTTTCATAAGTAGAACCAGCAATTGAACCCCCATTGCCATCTGCGTCATCGTCATCATCGCCGTCTTCATCATCGCCGTCATCTGTACTATACGAACCGCAACCCGTCTTTCCTTCCGAGTCACCCACAGCGAGAGCTGGCTGTCTATCATTGTTACGCACATGTTTCAGCTCAGAATCTTTACTAGACTTGGAGCTGTTTTTAGCTTGTAGATGACCTTCCACTTGGACTATTTCGTGGGCAAAGGATTGCAGTTTCCCCTCTACTGGAACGATATCAACTTCTTCTTCCCCCCCAAGGAACTTGGATGCTGGTTCAACAAAGTGTACCGTACCTCTAAGAAGACCAATTTCAACTAACCCTTCCGAGAATACTTGAGAGATTTCAAGGTTGGAATCAGGTATTGGAGCCCATGCCTTACCTTCTAGCGGAAGTGTATGGCTGTTGTTTGACATAGCTCCAGTAGGGATCATCTTATAGGTTCTGTAGGGTGCTGGTAACGTTGCGACATATAATGGATACTTGTATGCTAACCCGTTAAGAGTCAAACGAGGAGCGTAGAGATTGTTAGTTCCTGGTGCAGAATACACCAAAGACTCATGATCGAACACATTAACGGTAAACCCATAGCTTGTGGCACCAGCCCCAGAAAACCCTGTTACTTCAACAGGAACATTTTCTGGAACTTTCAATACTGGATCTCTCTCTTCAATAATCATGATAGACCCATCACCAACCAATATATCAGTTGGATTGATGTTGAGTCCTAACCACATTCCTAGAACGCTGCGTGGAACAGCTTCATAATCTACTAAGAAAGATCTCAGTTTTAAAGAATCCCAGTAGCCTTGATCAGATCCATCTAAAGAAACAGGATCGACGGTATACTTAGACCTATAATCCACTATTTCTTCTTGGGTAATGGCGGCTGAAAAGTTTGGCGCATTTCCAGTTTCAGGCAAGATTCTAAACTTACTTGGCACTGAAACTATAGCAGCCCCAGAAGTGTATTTCCCTTGCTGCATGAAAGGAGTCTCCCAAATCTGCGGTAATCCTACTGGTATACTGAATGTAGAATTTTCCCCCAGTCTCATGTATATTTCCATTGTAATCAGGTCTAGATCTAGCAAGACTTTACCATTCCAATCACCAAATTCATAAGTTGGCTGTGGAGCAGGAACACAATGCCCGGCTTCATTGCCAAACCTGACCTGTGGGCTGATACGCATTACCCATGGGTTATATACTATATTGCTATAGTCACTTGGACTGGTTGGAGTTTTAACCGAACCTATCATTGATGTGGCGGGAATCGTGACGTTAGTCCACTTATCATTGCCGATAACAACTCTGGCAATAGCACAGGAAGTTATACCAGAACTAAATGCTTGGCCTGGTACTTGATGTGGGGTCTCAAAATTTGGCCCTCCTTCCTGTAACAAATCAGGGTTATAATATACTTCAAGTATATAGTTACCTTGACCTGATCGAGTTGTCATCTTAATGCTAAAACTGACATCACATTTCGCGATGCGGAAAAACTGGGAAAGCATAGAAGCTGGATGGGGCCTCATAAATGCACATTGTCCGTCAGTATATCCTGTCGGGTTTTGCTGAGCCAATCCTGGAGGTATAGACATATTCTTAAATTTAGGATAGCCTGTAGCTGTGTTTAATTGTAAACCAGACATTACATCAGAATATCCCAAGTAGAACGGAGCTAACACACCTTTCATGATTCCTGGAGTGGCTGATTCTTCCCCCACAAATTGACATACAGGGAACCAGGAGTTCATCAAAGCCTTATCAATGTTATCAGAAGTAATTGAAGTGGTTTGGGTGATTCCAGGAGTAGGAGCACCACCCTGTTCTGAAACAACTACGTCTGCCAACTTTTCATCTGTAGAAACAGCTGCTTGTAATGAACCTTTATTGGAAACCTTCATCCTTTCAAATGCTGGTGCAGTTCCATCAATAGTATTGACATCAGGTGCAATAATGGGAGTAGAAAACTTAACATTTTCTAACCTAGTGCTTATCAGGACGGTTATCGCATCAGGGGAAGCAACCGAACCCGTTCTATACGGAGCAACAACGTTCATCTGGAAGCAGCCTGGCGTAAACTCTGGCTTATCCAGCTGATTGCAGTAAGCAGCTCCACCTACAATTGTTGAAAGGTCTACGTCAATCTCAAAAGAGTTGATACCATTTAATTGGGTTAAAACGGCATTGTCAACCATACACATTGCCATTGGAGATGTTTGAACATACGTGGCTTCAATAGCAGATGTAAGTGGTACAAAATTACTCATAATTGCTCCATTTACTGTAGGGTTGCCTTGAACAATAGCCTTGATAATAAGGTGGGCTTCTGAAAAATCCACAAAAACAAACTGTTCGAAAGCTCTACGAGCCTGATTAGACAGCAACTCGTTGAAATTGAACGAGGCTAATCGTCCAACTGGAGTTAATTGATTGATAGTCAACCAGTGTGTATAATTCTCCCTTCTGGCATAATCACTAAACGTGTTAGCTGGGATACCTCCTATATGAGTATGAACAGTGGTCTCTTTAGATTTACTAGACCCAATGATCAAGTTATTGTTAGAAATCCCAGACTGTGGCCTACCCCTAACTGAAACCTTTTCAGGCTCAAAGGTTAGGTGCAAGGCATCTAGATCTTCAGTTGGATTTCTATAGAGGGGTGTATTCTGCATGCCATTAGGAAGTAGAAATTCTAATCCTTTAAACTGAATGTACAGCAAATATGTAACCGTTTGGGAGACAACATCTGCATTGGCTGTCAAATTCGTGGCTACAGTTGCCTGAATCTTCCCCATGATGTATCTAAAGAAATCAGATCCAGCTTGGGAAACAGTACCACGGTAATGAGAATTATATAACCCTTTAGGTGTCAACAAGTAAGGGTAAGGGCTTGCATATGGAATGGAAAGAGTTTGGGGTGTCCCTGACCCATCCAGTTCAATAGTGGTAGCCATTTGATTGTTAACTTGTTGTAATGATTGAGGAGCTGTGGTGCCCAGTGCTGCACTCAATATTAGTGTTGATTTATGAAATGCAGTGGCAACAGGTACCACTGTGTACTCGATTGCGTCAAATTTAAAGGCTTCAAAGAATTGACCAATCGCTGAAAAAGGTGGCGTGGACCTAACTATACCAGGTAGTTGTTGGTCCCTGTTTGGATCCAATCCTATCTCTGATTCATACAAAATAGTACCAGGTCCATCAGAAACCTTCTGGTCGAAAGAAGACAAAAGTATCTTCTTACCCAGAAGAGCCCCTATGCTAGTGTGTTTGGAGGAAGCAACATCAGATTTGCCATACGCTAAATATTGAGAATTTTCTATCATTGTGTTGTTCTCTCCTGTCTTCATCTGAAACGAAGACATGTTTAAAATTGGAGTAACAGTGGATATCTGTGGTCTGTCGTTGGGTCCAGTATTTCCAGAACCGGAACCAATGATACTGCCTACAGCTGCCTCTGTCAAGTTCGAGACTACGCTAGATCCTATGTCACCCACAAGATCTGCAACTATCTCGGCTTGAAGAACTCCAATGGAAGTAATCTTAATCGGAGAAAAAGTAGTTTGTTGTTTAAGCCCTAGGTCATAATTCAAAATAATTTGACTCATGGTTTGGTGTACGGCCGTCTATTCCGACCTGTCATGTTGTCTTTCCAAAGTCACCCGTCTTTCTGGGTTGTCAACGCGTCTTTCCGGGTTGTCAAAGTAACAATTACTTAAAACTCCAAACAAACTTCATTACATTCGATATCCTATACGGTGCCTAGACCTCAAGGCCACTTCGGGCAAAGTGCCTTTAACTAATTAATTTCCTAGTCCAGTTATGATCCTGGGTAGGCGCTGCGAACTAATTAGCTGAGTGCGCAGGGGAGGCAGCCCCCGGTGGCGTGGTAAACTACTCCACACCCTTCAGCGGGCCCGTAAACTATGCACACTACTGCAGAATGACCACAACTGCAGCCCCCTAAACGGGGTGATCGGACACGATACTAGAAACGATAGTAATTCGATTTATTCAAAGTTGGTGCATTGTGCTTACACCATAATAGCACAACACGGCTAGAACCACACTTGGTTCTATGCACAGGTATTCAAAATCAAATTGCACTCAAAATGATGACACGATTGTATTGTTGCTAAGCCAATCATGCCTGAACGCCTGTAACCCTCCCA